CCCGCGCCGAGCCGATCCCCGGGCAGGCCGCGAAGGCGATCGTCGCCGTGGTCGAGACCTACGCCAAGGTGTCCGGCGCGCTCGCTCCCCTCAAGGTCGCGCCCACCGACACCGCGGGCAACGACCTCCCGGTCTTCCTGCGCGGCGCCGCCGATCACCCGGAGCTGGCCCGCTTCGCCGTCCTCCACGGCCGCACGCCGACCGAAAACGAGCGGGCCCTCTTGCTCGAGGGCAAGCCGGCCGACGAGGTCACGGGCCGATAGGTGCATCCACGTTGACCATGATGTATGTTGATCCACCATGGCCAAAGACGACAAGGTTCTCCCGCCCCCCGCTGACACCGCTGCCCCGCCCGCGTCCCCTGCCCGCTTCGAGCCCTCTGTCGGGGGGCTGCCGGGTCTGCAGGAGATCGCCGCGCAGGGCGAGAGCGATCAGGCCAAAATGGCAGGTTTGCTTGCCCACCGCGTCAACACGGGCATGGCCGGCGAGGGTGCCCGGCTCGCCTTTGACCCCGACCTTGCGGCGTCCCCCCTCGACCCGGTCTCGGTCGCCGACCTCGTCGACGCCGCCATCAAGGCCAAGGTCGGCCCCGGCGGCGCGTCCCGCTGGCTCCGCGAGCGGTTCCCCGAGGTCTCCGCCCGCGCCCGCGCCGCCGCCGACTACTCCTGATCCCGATGGTCGCGATCGTCCTTTTCTGCGTCCTGACGCTTGCGATGGGCGGCGCGCTCTGGCTCGTCGAGCGCAGGCTCAGGCAGCAGCAAGCGATTGCCGCGGCCGAGAGCGCGCGGGTGTGGGCTGCCCTCAACCGCCCACCTCCCGCGCCCCCGCCCCCTATCCCCCCGAGCGCCGCGCGGTGGCATGCGGAGTCGGACGCCATCGCCCGCGCCATCCTCGGCGACGGGGCCACGCCCCGGCAGGTCGAGGCAGCCCGCGACCTCATCACCATCGCTCACCATCGCGGGTGGATCGCGGGCGTCTCCGAGCTGCGCGCCGCCTTCGTCGAAGGCTCGGGGCTCCCCCCGCAGATGGCCGATTACGCCGCGGGCCTCGCGCTCGGCCGGCTTGAGGGCAGGCAGTGACCCAGCTCGCCCCGCCCCGCGCCCTCACCCGCGAGGAGCGCGAGCAGGCTCTCCGGCTTTGGTGGCAAGGCGTTTGCCGCGAGGCACGATCGGACGTCAACCGATTCGTCGAGCTGAGCCTTAAGAACGACCAGGCCGACGCCAGCGACACCCCGTTCAAGCAGCAGTGGTTTCACCGCGAATGGCACGCGGCCTGGATGCGCGAGCGGATCACAGTCCTTCACGGCGCGACCGGCTACGGCAAGAGCGAGCAGATCATTGGCCACCTCCTCTGGCGAATGGGCCTCGAGCCCCGCACCCGTATCGCCATTGTCGGAAAGAAGGCCGACAACGCCGCGAAGCTCCTGAAAAAGATCAAGCGGCAGATCGAGCAGAACGAGACCATCCGGTCAATCTTCCCCGAGCTTCGCCCCGGCGATCCGTGGAACGACGAGCGCCTGCGGGTGAAGGGCGCTGGCATCGACACGACGACCAACACCGTCGAGGTGTACGGTATCGACGGGTCACCCCAGGGGCTCCGCGCCGACATCATCGTCCTCGACGACGTGATCGATTTTGAGAACACGCTCACCGACTACCAGCGGCAGAAGACGATCGATTTCGTCGACGCGGTTATCCAGTCCCGCCTCACCACGGGGGGCAAGCTTCACATCCTCGCAAACGCCTGGCACCCCGACGATCTGGCCTTCACCTACGCCAAGCGGCCCGGCATCTGGCACGGGGTCTACCCCGCCGAGAACCCCGTCACGGGCGAGCTTCTCTGGCCCTCCTTCCGCTCGCGGGAATGGCTTGACCAAAAGAAGAGCGGCATGTCGCCGTCGCAGTATTCTCGCATGTTTCTCTGCCATCCGAGGGACGAGGGCACGCGCATCTTCAAGGCCGAGTGGCTTGCCTTCGCGCGCACGCAGGGCGCTGGCCTACGCCCTCGCCGCACGGTCACGCAGGCCTTCACGCGAGACGGGCGACTGCGCGACCAGTCGACCCTTCTCCGGCTCGGGCAGGCCATGCGCGACCGGATGACCGTCGTCGTCGGCGTCGACCTCGCGACCGGCAAGAACGAGAAAAAGCGGCAGGGGGACTTCACGGTCTTCTTCGTGCTCGGCGTCGACAGCGACGGGCGGCGGCATGTCCTCTGGATCGAGAAAGGGCGCTGGTCGGTCGACGAGACCCTGTCGCGAATGCGCGCCATGGAGGCCCGCTACCAGCCCGACCGCTTCATGGTCGAGGACAACGGGGCGCAGGTCTTCCTCGCGCAGTTTGCCCGTAAGATCGGCTTCGAGACGCCAATCGAAGATTTCACGACGACGTCGAAGAAGTGGGATGAGAGTCTCGGAATCGAGGGCATCGGGGTCGAGATGCGCGCCGGCGCGTGGGTCATCCCCGGGCCCGCGGAAGGGCAGGAGCCTGACGCTTACCTCGCCAGCCTCGCACCCGACGAGCGCGCGGCCTACCAGGCGATCGGCGAGTGGCAGCAGCACCTGCTCGATTTCACCCGCGGGCCGCACACCTCCGACATTATCATGGCCAGCTACTTCGCGAAGGAGGGCGCGCTGCGCCTCGGCAGCCCGATCTTCCATCACGACAGGGCCGGCGAGATGGCAAGTCCCCCGCCCGACCAACTGGCGGCGCGCATAGCCGGCGGCTGGGACGCTATCGCCGCGGCTTTCCCGCCCGTCGCCCCCTCGTCCCCCCTCGACGCCGTGCCCGAGCATATCCGCAAGAGCTTCGGCCTCTAGGAGCAAAGACCATGGATACCGCACTCGAAGCCTTCCTCGCTGACGCCGACAAGCTCCCGGGCACCCTGCGCTACCAGCGCCTCCACACCCTCTCGCGGTATTTTCGCGGCACGCAGTACCAGGCCCGCGAGCTGGACGTGGGCGGTTACCGCAAGCGCACACCGGGCGTCTACGGCTCGGCCTCGCGCACCCCGGCCTGGTCGGAGCGCGACCCGGGCGCGGTCTACAACGTCGTCGGCGAGGCGGTCGAGACGCTGACCGAGTGGACCCTCTCGGGTGAGGCCTGGTGTCACCTGGAGATCGCCGACGACGACGAGGCCGAGGAGTGGATCGGCAAGGTCGCGACCCTGTCGAACCTGCCGACCACGCTGGCTGCAGCCCGCAACATGGGCGGCGCGACCGGGACCGCGGTCGTGAGCTTTGCCATCGTCGAGGGGGAGGTCTTTCTCGAGGTCCACGGCCCCGAGCACTGCTGGCCCCTCGCCTGGCGGGATGAGCGACGCCACCGGCCCGCAGCGGTGGCCAAGGTCTACCGCGGCGACAACCCGCTTGCGAAGGACGAGGGGGATTACCCGCTCGTCTGCCGCTACTGGGATGAGAAAATCGAGGCCACCTACCGCCGCGTCAAGGACCCGGTCACCCTCACCTGGCGCTGGGAAGAAACCGCGCCGCCCGTGAGCCACGGCCTTGGCTTTTGCCCCGTCTACTGGCTACCCCAGCGCGCCCGCGACGGCTCGCATGACGGGGTGCCCGACGGCGACGAAGATCACGCTCTCGTCGACGAGGTCAACGAACTCTACGCCGCTGGCGGGGCCACGACCAAGCGCAACGCCGACGACACACTTGTCGTGAAAGAGGACCCCGCCCTCAACCCGGGGCAGGTCAGGAAGGGCGGGTACAACACGATCTTCGCCCGCGGCGGCGCGGAGTACCTGAGCCAGGATGGGGCCTCGGCGACTATCTGCATGGAGGTCGGGAAGACGAGGGCCGAGCAGATGTTTCGCCGCCGCGGCGTCGTCCTCCTCGACCGCGACACGATGGGCAAGACGCTGAGCGGCGAGGCCCTGAAGCGCATCTTCCAGCGGGTCGTCAACACGGCCGGCGACCTCCGCGGCATCTACGCCCGAGGGCTGATTGTCCCCCTCTGCCAGGGCCTCCTCAATGCGGGCCGGATCCTGCGGGGCCGGCGCCAGGCCCTCAAGATCCCGCCCCGCGTGGTCGTCGACGAGGCCCTCGGGACGAAGGTCATCAGCGAGCGCACGCCGGGCCGATCGTCCTTCGTCGAGTGCCTCTGGCCCCCGGCTTTTCCGCCGACGGCCGACGACGTCCAGAAGCTCGTCACGACCATCGCGTCGGCCACCGGCGGCAAGCAGATCCTGTCGCAAAAAACCGCCGTGGCGATGTTGAAGACGCTGCCCATCCCGATCACCTCGGTCGAGGAGGAGCTGGATCAGATCGCCGCCGACCAGGACGCCGCCGCCGCCCTTGGCGCGAAGGCCCTCGGCCTCGCCCCCGACGAGCCCGGAAGCGCGGGGCCGGTGCCCGAGAAGGCTGGCCCGGAGGCCGAGGAAGACCCCGAAGAAGCGGCGAACGACGCCGGAAAGCAGGCAGCAGAATGACCGATGAGGACGTGCCGCTCACCTCCGATGGACTGGCTCGCGGCTACAACGCTGGGACCATCTGGTGTGTCTCGGGGCCGTGGCCCTCCAAAATCAGCCTGATTTCGCACACAGAGCAGTGTCGGCAGGTCCATGTACGGAAGGCCGGCGGCCCGATCTGCCCCTACACCGGACAGCCCGTGGGTGAGGATGGCCGGTGACCCGGCCTCCCGTCGTCCCCCGCTCCCTCTCGGAGCCGGTCCCGGCCTCCCAGGCCCGCTCGAAGCTCCAGGATCTGATCGACGCCGACCGGGCCGAGGTCGAGCGGGCGGTGATCCGGCGCGGAGACCGCGAGCTGGCCCAGCTGCTCGCCCGCTCGGAGGCAGACCTGCGGCAGCGGCTTGCGGGGCTCCGGCAGGCAGGCCATGGAGCCAGCTGGACCGCGCAGGACGCGGAGGCCTCGCTTGCCCAGGTCCGCGCCGTGCTGGCCCTCGTGGCGCCCGAGATGGTGCGCCTGCTCGCCCGCGGCGGGGTCACGGCGACAGGGCTCGGGCAGGCGAGCGTGATCCATGTCCTCCGGTACTTCGAGGCCGGCGCCGTGCCGACGAGGCCCCTCGCGGTGCGGGCTGCGCTCGCCCTGGAGCACCCGCGCCTGCTCAGGTACGAGGCCAGCGTTGCGCGGTACGGGACCCACACGATCGGGGCCATCGGGCGGCAGCTGCAGCTCGGCGTCCTCACCGGGCAGACCTTCGACACGATGGCGAAGCGGCTCGCGGGCAGCGAGCGGACCCCGGGCCTGATTGTGGAGGGCCAGGGGTGGGCGCGGCGCATCGTGAGGACCGAGGCGATGGCGGCCTATGCGGAGGGCGCCCAGGCCGAGATGAGGGCGCAAGACCAGGCGAGGCCGGGGCTCAAGCGGCGGCTCGTCGAGACCTTCGATCGGCGCACGGCCCCTGACAGCTACGCGGCGCACGGCGAGGTGCGCGGGCTCGACGAGTCCTTCGTCGACGGGGCCGGGCGGGTGTACTTGCTTCCTCCGGGACGGCCCAATGACAGAGCAGTTCTGATACCATACAGGGACGAGTGGGAGGGGCCCGAGGCGGCTGCCCCGCGGCCTGCGCCGGCCCCCGTGCCGCTGCCGCAGACGCCCACCTTGGCCCTGCCCAACCCTCCGCCCGTGGTGGCCCCGCCCGCGGCCCTGGTTGCCCCTCTGCCGCCGCCTGCCGCCCCGCTGGCGCCGGCGGCTCCTCCTCCGCCCATGACGGGCGCCGCCAGGCTCTTCGTGCGGGCCGAGGCGGACGGCAGCCAGGCAAAGATGCGGAGCGCCATCCGGTCGATCCTCGAGCGCCAGGGACTCCCCTCGGTCGACGTCGCCGAGGGCAGGTCCGGGGCGCGGTCGCTTACCACAAAGCCCGAGGGCGGCAGCGTCCGGGCCATGCACTACTGGGACGGCGCGATCGAGGTGCGGCAGGACGTCTACCGCCACGCGGTCGAGGGGATGCGCGCAGCCGCGCAGGGCCTCGCGCTCGCCCGCGAGCAGATCGAGGGCATCCGCACTTTCGTCCACGAGGAAATCCACGGCACGAGCCGGATCAAGCCCGTGGCTTACCAGCGCCACGGCGTCGGAATCGAAGAAGCGCTTACCGAGTTGACCGCGCGCCGCGTCCTCGCCCGCGCGCTCCGCCTGGACCCCGACCGCGTGCCCACAAACCACCCGCTCGCCAGCCCGCTCCCTTACCCGGATTCGGACAGCTACTACCACGGCCGCACCGGCTCCTACGACAGGTACATCGAGCGCCTTTCCACCCACGTCGCCAACGCCACAATCCCCGCGGGCCTCGCGCCCGCCGAAGCCCTCGCGCGCCGCACCGCGATCCCGTCGAAGATCGAGGAGGCAGTCAAGGCGATGCGGGCGCCGGGCGTATCGACCGAGGCGACCCTGGCGACACCCGACCAGCACACGGCCGCTTTTGGCCGCGCCCTCGGTCTCTCCGGCGCGCATCTTGACGGCTTCGTTGCGGCCGTGCGTGAGGACCGCTACATGCGGAAGTGATGGATTTCCCTGATCGCAACGACATCCCGGGCGCCCTTGCCTTCGTGCGCGCCAAGGGGCGGATCACCGCTGACGACGCGGAGATTCTGATCATGCTCCAGGACAACGGCCGGGAGCTATCGGAGATCCTCGACAAGATGGCCCGCGAAGGCTTCCCCCGCGACCCGTTACCTTGTCGTGCGCTGACCGGCGTCCAGGCGGCAAAGGAAGGTGCGGTTGCACGGCTCGTCCAGGTTGAGCAGGGCCAGGTGGGTGGCGTCTGCCAGCAGCGGGAAGCTCCGCGTGACCTTGCCCACCTCGTCGGCGTGAATCCATTCCGGGGTATCCGGCCCGCACGCCTCCCCCTCTACCGGCGGCACGCTGCCCTCCCCACCGCAGGCTGGGCAGTAGGTGACATCGTAGGGGTTCTTATCGCGCGACGAGAGGGAGGCGAGCCCTGCACCCTCGCAGACAGGGCACGCGGGGCCGAAAGCGCGGTCGGGGATGGGCGGGCAGGTCATCGCCCTGCCCCCTTCGCACTGGCCCGCCGCTCGTGGCGGTTGCCGCACAGGGCCCGAGGCATGTTGGTCCCGGTGGATACCGTCCAGACCTGCCGCCCGTCGACCGTGTAGGGCCCGGGAACACCCTGCTCGGCCATCGCTGCAGCAACGCGGGCGAGGTCCTCGTCGGTGAGGCCGAGGGGGATCAAGCGGCCCTCTTGCCGACCCGGTCGGCCAGCTCCTTGATCGCCATCCTCACCACCTCCGAGTCGCTGACCAGACCTGTCGCCGCCTTCGCCGTCCGGAGGGCCGCGACAATGTCATCGCTGGCGTAGACCCGGATGTTTCGCATCTTCTTCCGCTCGGTAGCCATGAAGCCATCCTAGCACCAGTGATTGATTACAACAACAAGACAGCGAGCCTGGTGATTCAATACAGCAGCAATGCGACCAATCTTTTGCTGCGCGATCTCGGGCACTTGCGCCGTTTACCCACCTCCCGTCATCCTTCGCCGGAAGCATGTCCAGCACCTTCCGCGCGCAGTGCCAGATCACGACGGCTGACCCGTCGCAGGCTGCCTACACGCAGGCGGTCACGGTGCAGGACGCGGTCCCGACGACGCACGACTACGTGGATGCGACGCCGCTGAACGTGGCGACCAGCGGGATCACGGGGCTTGTCTTCACGAAGCTCCCGATGGCCACGGCCCAGGTCGAGCGGCTCGCGGCGGATATCCCGCCGGGCAGTGACCTCGTCCTCCGCACCGGCGGCGCCGTCGCCAGCGTGCTCGGCACGACCGCGGCCCCATCGATCGTCGGCGCAGAAACCCTCGTGCTTGCGGTCGACGGCGGCAGCCAGTTCACGACCACCTTCGTCGCGGGCGACACCACGATCGCCAAGGTCGCCGCGCGCATCAACTTCTTCGCCGGCGGCAGTCAGGTAGCCAGCGTCGACACCGCGACCGGCTTCCTGCGGCTCTCCGGCCTGCTCACGGGCGGCGCGGACGCCAAGACCGCGGGCCGGCAATCCGGATCTGTCCAGGTCGTGTCGGGTACCGCCGCGGCCCTGCTCGGGCTCACCGTCGCCACGGTCTACGGCTCGGGCGATGACCAGCGGGTCGGCGCGGGGCCCTTCCTCAAGACATTCCCCACAAGCGGACTGCCTCGGCTGATCGAGGTGTCCGGCACCAGCAACGGCGCCCGGTTCTGGGTCGCTGGAAAGGCATCTTTATGGCCCTTCAAGACGTTCTCAACACCGGCGACCTCAACAAGTTCGAGTCCGCCGCGCGTGACATCGGACTCGGCAACATCCTGGCCGGTGAGGGCGGTATTCGCCTCGTCCGTGAGCAGGCCCTCGCAGTCTCCGGCGCGGCCTGCACGCCGAGCTTCACCGTGATCGGAATCATTTCCGCCAAGACCGTCGGCACGGGCGCTCCGGCTCCCAAGACCCCGGTGGCCAACGGCGTCGCGCCCGCGGTCGGTCAGGTGGCGGCGAACCTCGCTGGCACATCGATCACCTTCAACGCCGAGACGACCGGCACGGGCACCTGCGACGTGACCTACGTCACCGGCGACCCGACGAAGGTCGGCGGTATCACGAAGAAGGCGATCAACGACCCGACCTACGCGGGTGTCTTCTGATGCTGTTCGGTCGCCTCTACTTCATGAGCGTGCTGCGCGAGGAAGCCGGCAAGGAGGCCGCTGCGGCCCCCGCCGCGGTCGTCGCCGCGGTCGTCGCCTCGCCCGCTCCCGCTGCGGCCCCTGCGGCCCCTCCGGCTGTCACGGTGGACCGCAAGGCCATCGAGGCCGAGGTGCGCGCCGCGGCTCGCGCCGAGACCCTCAAGGATCTCGGGTTCGCCGACGAGGACGCCTACAAGGTCCACAAAGACGCGGCGCGCAAGGCCGAGGAGGCCAAGCTCTCGGACGCCGAGAAGCGCGACAAGGCCCTGCGCGAGACCGCTGACGCCGCGGCGAAAGCCCAGGCACGCGCCGACGAGCGCGAGGCCGAGGTGAAGCAGCTGCGCGCCGAGATGGCCTTCCGCGACCTCTGCGACGTCCAGGGCGTCAACCCCGCTGATCGGATTCTCGCCGAGGCGCTCGTCGCCGCCGAGAAGAAGGCCAAGGGGAAGGACTACGACGAGGCCAAGCACTTCGAGGCGCTCAAGGCGTCGCGCCCCTACCTTTTTGCGCCACCGGCCGCGGCATCTCCGCAGATGCAGGCGCAGGCCTCGCCCTGGGGCACCACTTCGCCCGCGGCGCCTCCGCCCGGGAGCCGCACCGCTGTCGGCGATCAGCCGGCTTTCGACGCGATGAAGGCCACGCCCGAGCAGATCCGCGCCTGGCACGCCAGCGGCGGCAAATCGTTCAGCTGAAGGAGTTATCCGCCATGCCTTTCGTGCCATCCGGTATCCCGGCAGGTCTCGGGAACATCATCCAAAATAACATGCTGTCGAGGATCATCTTCGACACGCTCATGTCGCAGGCGAAATACCGCGCCGACGCAACCCGTATCCCGCTGCCCCCGGGCACCGGCCAGACGGCCTTGTTCAACCGCCTCGGCGCGATGGGCGTGGACCTCCGGCCCGCGCAGGCGACCGGAGCGACGTCCCGCGGGCAGTTCGCGGTCGAGCAGTTCACCGCGGCTCCGCAGCCTTACGCGCAGAGCTTCGACGTGGACGCGCCGACCGCCTATGCGGAGATCGGCGACTACAACACGCAGGGCATCACGCGCCTCGCCGAGTGGGCAGGCCGGACGATGTCGCGCAAGGCTCGCCAGCGCCTCTTCGCCGCCGCGGGCGGGTACACGATCATCCGCCGCGCGCAGTCCTCGGGCCAGTCCATCTTGCTCGTCGACAGCCTCGCGGGCTTCCGCTTCAAGAGCGTCAACGGCGTCCAGACGGCCGTCAGCTCGACCAACAAGATCCCGCTGACCATCGTCGCCGCGTCGACCATCACGACCTGCTCCGTCACGGGCGTCCTGCCGATCGATCCGGACTTTCCGGACGGACCGGGTGAGTTGCAGCTCGACTCCACCTTCGGCGCGGCCGTGGCGGCGCAGAGCTACGTCTACGCGACCAACCAGGCGCCCTTCATCATTCGGTCCAACAGCGCAACGCCCGGCGTCTCGCGCGCCTCGACCGAGGCCCTGATCGCGACGGATATCCCGACGCTCAACGATATCATGCGGATGCGGTCGAAGCTGAAGGACCAGGGTATTATGCCCCACCCTTCGACCGGCACGTACCACCTGCACGTCGATAGCATCTTCTTCGAGAAGATCACGCAGGACACGGCCTACCGCCAGGCCTTCCAGACGCAGGGCCTCTCGCCCATCTTCGGCGCCGGCTCGGCCTTCTCCCCGGCCCTCGGCCTGACGATCATCGAGAACAACGACAGCCCCGCCAACGGTAAGGGCGACACCGTCGCGGTCGGCGGCACGGGCGGCAGCGTCAATACCAGCTACGTCGGCACCGGCGGCGCTGGCACCCCCGGATCGTCCCTCCAGCTCCGGGAGAACGGCCTCCCGGTCGTCAACTCCTCGGGCGTCGTCATCCGCCGCAGCGTGATGACCGGCGCGGGCGTGCTGATCGAGTCGGCCGTCGACGAGATGCAGTACATCCAGATGGTCGGCGGCCAGAAGATCCACGACTTCAGCAGCAACCTCGCGGCCTACCAGCTCGGCGGCACGCAGATCGTCGCCGGCAACGTCGACGGCTGGCGCCTGCTGATCCGGCCCCCGATCGACGAGCGAATGCTGACCGCGACGATCACCGTCAGCAACACCTTCGATTTCATCCTGCCGACCGACACCACGGCCTCGTCGGATCTGTCGGACGCGCGGCCCTACAAGCGCGCGGTCGTCCTCGAGCACGGCTCGTCCTACTGACCCTGAGCCGTGACCAATCCCCATGACGACGAGCTGGCTGGATGACGAATACGGGCGAGTGGCGACGGCGCTGCTCTATCCGTCTTCGCGTCGCACGGTCGTCGTTCATGGGGATTTTGCCTCGTCGTCGAGCCCGATTGCTTACCAGCTTCTCGGGCACATCGTCGAGCTGAGCGAGGCCGCGAAGGCCCAGGCTCTCGCCCTCGCCGACCAGATCAACGCAGCCGAGACTCGCCTCCTGGGCCAGGCCCTCGGCGACTGCGGCAGCGGAGGTAGTGACCTCGCCGTGACGCGGGTGTCGGATATCACGCTCGACCCTCGCCAAGGCATCGCCCTCACGCAGCGGCTGATCGCCCGCGCCCGCGCCAGGCTCTCGGCTTTGGTCGACTTCCCCGTCAACGTCGCCTCCGACCTCGCGGATGGTGGCGGGGGTGGCGGGATCAACGGGAACTGGCGCCCGTGAGCATCCAGCCCCCCGTCACCTCGCCGCGGGCTCCGCAGACGCTCCACGAGCGCCTGGCGGCCCGTGCTGCCGGCATCCGGGGCCGCGTCCACGGCTGCGTCGGCGACCGGCCCTACCGGGTCGATATCGTCGTGACCGAGTGGCCCGAGGGCGAGCAGGGGCGAGGCCGCGAGGTCGAGATCCTGCGCGAGCCCTTGCGCTCCGGCTTCGATTGCCAGAGCCGCCCGGTGCCCCCCAAGGTCACGCTCTCGGGCACCTGGTCGAAGGCGCTCAACGGCGTCGTCGAGCAGGGGGTCGCGGTCCTCGAAGAACTCGACCCGACCTACACCGAA